AATTGGAACAGCTTTACAATACATCAAAGGTGATGGATCGTTAGGCACTGCTCCAATTAGTACTTCTGGTACTGCTGGAACCAGTGGTACAAGCGGAACAAGCGGAACTACAGGCACCTCTGGTACATCAGCTACATCAGGCACTTCTGGAACCAGTGGAACTAGTGCTACAAGTGGAACAAGTGGTACGTCAGGATCATCTGGAACTAGCGGAACTAGTGGATCAACTGGAACCTCAGGAACTAGTGGAACAACAGGAACATCTGGATCTTCAGGTACTACAGGTACATCTGGCAGTTCAGGAACAAGTGGTACCACTGGAACAAGTGGTACTTCTGGTACTAGCGGTACCACTGGTTTTGATGGAAGTAGTGGTACAAGTGGCTCTAGTGGTACTTCAGGTACTAGTGGCACCAGTGGCACAAGCGGTACTACTGGGACAAGCGGTACGTCAGGCACTAGTGGTACAACTGGTACCAGTGGAACATCTGGCTTATCTGGAGATAGATTTGCCACTACATCAACCACAACATACACACTACAGGCACCAGGAAACTCAGGAACCATTACAGTGGGACTTGGACTATCATACACTGTAGCACAATCTATAATCATCGCATACGATGCAAATAATCACAACGAGGCTGAAGTAGTTTCTTACAACCCATTAACAGGTGTATTAAACTTCATAGTATTTAGATTAACTGGCTCTGGTACATACAATGTATGGCAAGTCAATCTTGATGGTGCTACAGGTGGAGATGGTTCTTCTGGAACCAGTGGTACCACAGGTACTAGTGGAACAAGCGGAACTAGTGGTACTACAGGTACTAGCGGTAGCTCAGGTACTAGTGGCACCACAGGAGCAGATGGAACAAGTGGTACATCTGGAACTACAGGAACGGATGGAACAAGTGGCACCAGTGGTACTAGTGGAACTACGGGTACTAGTGGTACCTCTGGAACATCAGGTACAACAGGAACTTCTGGTACAAGTGGAACTTCTGGAACATCAGCTACTGATGGAACAGGAGGAACTAGTGGTACGTCAGGAACAAGTGCAACATCTGGAACAACAGGTACTAGCGGTACATCTGCTACATCTGGAACCTCAGGTACATCTGGTTCGTCAGGTACTAGTGGCACTTCTGGTACCACTGGTACATCAGGAACAAGTGGTATATCATCTTTATTTTATGGTGAAAGTTTAAATTGTATAACTTTACCATTAAATAGTAGTACAACTACAACTACAACAGGAATACCTACGACAACTACAACCACTACAACAGGAACACCTACCACTACCACAACAACTACAGGATCGCCTACAACAACTACCACTACAACAGATTCATCAACTACAACCACTACAACAACTGGAGCTCCAACAACTACAACTACTACCACAGCTGGAATTTGTTCTTTAACAATATACTTTGATGCATCACAGTCTCCAGGAACTCAGGGTTGGAATAGTTCTACTGACGCTTGTAACGGAAGTGGTACATCATTAACTGTGTATTTCTCTAATGGGGGATGCTGCTGTAACTAATCCTTTTGAATTTACAGCAAACTTTAATGGTGTTACACTAACGTATGGATTAGGATTTACATTCTGTAATGTTAATGTTATTGTGGATTGTGTAAAACCTGTTCCTAATACATCACCTATAAAAGTGATTGATTGTGGAGCTGTTACCAATGGTGTTGTTGTAAGACTAGTTACTAGTCCCTTGGCATTCACTGTAACTACAGGGATTAAAGACCCTGCTCCAAAAGTTCCTGGATTTGAATTAACAGTGCTTAGTGTGAAAGGTACAGCACCTGGTCCTGTGGCTACACCATCACCAGAAAGAGCTGTGATGTAGTTTCCTGGAGGTTGGAAAGATGAGCTGTCTAGTGTACCATCACCTTTAACAAATTGAGAGGATGTACCACCTGTTGTTATATGCTTTGCAGCCTGGACATTACCTTGTAGTGTCAAGGTGTAATTACCAAGAATGGTTGTGTTTTGTATTAAACTACCACCTAACTGAACTGGTTGACTTAATGCTGATTGGATTAAACCATTGTTGAAGATGTAACCCATCTGAGCATTTTGGAATGCTTGGTTTATCTGTTGTAGAGCAGTTTGAAAACTATCGTTTGTATTTACACCAATGTACAATAAATTCTCACCCTCATAAAAAACACAAGAGGATGATAATAAAAGAGGACATGGTTCAGCTCCACATATAACGCTCATAGCTTGACTTTTTAAAATTTTCTATTCATTACAGTGGTGCTGTAGTGGTAGTAGTGGTGGTAGCACTTACAGCTACATCAATAAAGTTTGTGCACACTCCTATACTAATTATTCTTACAGTGGTTGTACCAGCTGGAACAGTTGCAGCATATCCTGCTAACAAAGTTGCTTTTGCAATATTTACAGCAAATGCAGATACAAATCCATCAGCATTTGAATAAAGGTTGAATGGTCCTGCGTCTGCTCCAGCTGATGTAAGAGTTATAAATACAAACATGCACTTTTAATTTAATGGTTAGCAAGAAGTTGCTGCACTCAGCACTCCTCCACTTGATACTGTCCACTTAGTACTTAAATTGGTTATGTAAATATAACCACTGTAAGTAGTTGTTAAAGCAGTGTTGGTGTATAAAACTACACCATTTGCTAGTACAGGAACAGATGTATACAATATAGGCAGTAGTATAGCTGACGTACATGGATTTGCAATATTTGCTAATCCTCCTAAATACCAAGAATAATATCCAGGTCCTGTAGTTGTTGTACTAGTTGTGCTAGTAGTTGGAGCACCTGATGTACTAGTTGTTGTAGTTATAGGTGGTGTTGGAGAGATCTGTGCTTCTATAAGAGCAATTGCATTGTCAATCTTCTGTAATACAACTGTGAGGTCATCACAGCTTTGTATTCCTGTTCCTGCTAGGTTTGGACCTACATATTTAACATTTTCAGAAGATACAAAATTACATTGATCACCGCTGCAACCACATGGACCTAAAGATCCGCATCCTGGGCAATTAGTATTGAATGGCATAATTTTATGGGATATACATTATGTAATAAGCACCAATTGTAGGTTGGATGTTATTGTGTGATTGTCCAAGACCTGCTGGATCAACAACTACACTAGTTGTAACAACTACGGTTGCATTGCTAGTTGAAGAAGGGTGATTATCTGCACTTACTTCAAATCCACTAGAACCACTACCAGCGTTAGCTTCATTATTAATCCATATTGCAAAGTCTCCACCATTTGCAGGTTGGTGATTATGAGGAGCAGCTGTTGATGTAGCTGTTGCTGTGTGCGTGTGAATAGGGATTTGATTTGTTGTCAAGGTGACATTATTCGCACCTGCTAAACCATTAAGTGAATAACTTGGGTTACCTGGTGTAGATGGATTAACTATAGAACTCATTGTTATTGTACCAGCCATAGTTCCATCTGTAGTTCCTACAGCAACACGTCCTCTCTTGTCTGGTGTACCATTGCTACCATTACACAAAAACACATCTATGAATTGTCCAGTACCTGCTCCTGTAACATCAAAACCTGTAAGAGGACCATAGTACTCATAAGCAATGTATGGTACCATGTTGTTCTTGTACAAGTTAGATGGAGCAATACTATTCAAATAAGCTTGAATAAGAGCATTTAAGTCAGCCAGCTTAACATAGTTTGTATCAACCTCAATTTCTAGTGCTGTTAAATCAACAGCTGTTGAACACAGCTTGTTAATAGCTGCTTGAAGAATGTCATGTGTATCAGACGATGCTGTTACACCTGTAAGGCATCCAATTGAATAATTGGCGTTAAGGGTGGTGAGTGTTGACTCAATTGCTGTGACACTGGTTTTTAAAGCGCAAATTGATTTTATCAGTGCTGATATAACATTATTAAGTGTAATGGTACCAGACCCTGGAAGAAACCCACTCACCAATGAGCAGAGATCAGTTGGATCGATAACAGGAATGATTCCATTACCTGTAGACAAATCTATTATGAAATTTGCAATTTGTAATTCAACAAAAGCAAGTGTATCACCATTGGAAATACCGAGAGCAGGAATACCATATCCTGTATATCTTACGCACTGATCAGATATGATTTCTGTGCATCCGTTAAAGCAATTAGAGCAGCTCATTTATTTATATTTTAGAAGTTTTACTTTACTAGCTATTTGACATACGCTAAATTGACTAGCGTAATCTGGGTTACAATACTTATATGTCAAGATTCTTCTATAGTTTAGAAGATCTATCATTGTTGTAAATGGTACGGGCATATTCAATGCAAATACAGTGTTGTTGTAAAGATTCTTTGCAACTTCTGTAATCTTGCATTCAATATCTCCTAATAATGTTGGAATATCAACACATTCAGGACAAGATGTTAATCTAGGTTGTAACATGTCTTTTAATTTTTATCTAATGGTGCAACAACTGTGATTTCATCTTTCTTCTTCTGTGCACAAAATGCACACATTCCGTTTTTAAGATTACACCCACATCCAACACTTGCTCCGCAGTTTGAACACTTTGCCATATTAGTAATACGTTGTTACTGTTGCGTAATTATTTCCTGAACATCCACAATTATTTCTTAAGAAGTTGTTCAGCATTTTGTCAGCTTGAAGATACAATCTATTTGCTTCAACTGTAGCACAATTATTTGCAGCTGCTAAAGCTCCATTAATAAAGAATGATATAGTTGTTAGCTCCACCTTAGATTGTGTCTTAATTGCTCTATCACACTCCATCATGTCAAGTCTCATGAATGCTCCATCAAACTTCTCTTGAAGTCTTTCTACACGCATGATAGTCCTTTCAACAAAGTTTACGTCTGCTGGGGCCACTGAATACTTTAGATAGTAGATACCATCAGGAAGTGGATCGTTACCAAGTGTTGAAATCCCTAAGTTAGAACTTGTAAATACATTCAATGTATTAACAACAAATGGAAGGTTTACTATCCCAAAGTTAGGAACATTTATCTCAATAGATGGAGATGTAACATTTGGTGGTGTAGTTGGATACGTAGAAGCATCAGCTACAGCCATTGTCAGTGTGCTGTATGTTGGAACTACAAGAATATCTAAATTCAGAGTTGGCATGGGAGTTATAAATAAAATGCCAGAGGACTTTGAGAACTAATCCTCTCATCCTCTGGCATAGGTTTTAGAAATTTTAACGTACCTACTATTAAGGAATTAAAGTACTAGTAGTGGTAGTAGTTGTTGGAGGTGTAGAAGTAGTAGTGGTAGTTGTAGTGATACAAGCATTGTTATCAAGTACAGTACCAAGAGCAGCTTCAAGAACAGCTTCAACAGCAGTGGAAATACCAGCGTTACCTGGAGTGGCAGCATTAGGAACAGCAACAATCACCATGCTATCCTCATAGATGTAATCACCCCACTGATAAGCAGAACGATCGAACTGATTGAACTTGATGTAGTAAGTGTTGTAAATAACACCAGTGCTTACATAAGTCTCAAAGTTCTCGTTGTAACCATTCATTCTGTACAAGTGCTTCAAGTAACCTGCCTGATAGCTGTAGAAGTTCTTCTCAAGCTGAGCAATTTCTTCAGCAGTACCAGTTGGGTAAGAAGATCTCTGAACAACAACAGGGTTAGCTACGATATCACAGTTGTCAGCAACGATGAAGTCAGCAGTGGTAGCAGGACCTTGGTATACGAAAGTACGGAAGTACATTCTGTCATATTCCCAAGGGAATGCAGCAATATCACAAGGCTGGCCATACTTAGTAAGAGGCTTACCAGAAATACGAAGGATAGTGCCACCTACGTTTTCGAAAGTATAAAAATCAGACAATGTGATGTTGTCAGGGTTGTTACCAGGAGCTGCAAGATTCAATTGGAAAATGAATTGATCAATCAATGCATTAGTGTTGACATCAGCGCAAGGATCAGCACCACAATCACAGCAAGGAGCTTGTACAGTTACTGAACGGGTGAAACCGTTGAAGTACAAGGTGTCAAGATAACTAGAGTGACCTCTTAAAGTAAGAGTCACAACTTCTCCACACTGTACACTCCAATTACCTACATCAGTAATTTGGACAGCAGGAGTACCGCAACCTGATACTTTGTACCATTCAGTTACGTTAGAAGAGCAACCTGAACCAGAAGGACAACCCTTGATTTTATCAGAACGCTTAGAGCCTTGTAGGTAGGTGTTTTGTCTACCTTGAGCTACATAGAAGTATGGAGCAGCAGCAATATTGCCAGCTGTAGCCACACTGTAATCGTTTCTGAAGAAACCAACTTGACCAGCGGTTAGATCCTGAGTAGAACCAGTGCTAGGGAGCGAAGTTTGCCCTACTGGAACTACAAAAAGGGTGGTTAACGAGAAATCAGCCATTTTTTTGTTTGTTTGTTAAGTTTATTTATTCATTTGTTTGTATTCTGAACTGGGCACTCTGTACCGCAGATGCATTCTCTGTATACATTGCTAAGTTCTGGACAGTTAAATCTACTAACTCGTCTTCCAGATAAGCTTCAAGTTCACAATCAACGTCTGTTGAGGGTTGACCATCAAATCTGATGTAGCCTGTCTTATCAATGTAGATGGGGTATCTCATATACGAAATGTATATCGCAGTTGGAGTGAACGTTCCGTCAGTGAATATACTAATTTCATCTGAAGAGATAAAATTAAATGTTTCTTGATATTCAAAAGATGGCTTATAGTGAACGTTGTTCAATAAGAACTGCAAATCACCATGTTTTGCCAAATCTTTATTTATCCAGATTTGTCGATCCTTACACACGCCCTTGTCAGCTAAAACATAACTGTCAATGTAGAACATGTACTTTGGATCAAGTAAATCAATATCAGCTGCCCATTGATTTAATGTTTGGTTTTTGAGATGGAGATTTAACACGCCAACATTGTAATTAATTACAAGTCTTTGTAGGTCCTCGTAACGCTTTTTAAAAGAGTCCAACCCCATACCACTAACAACACTAAATCCATCAACCTTCTGTTTGATAAGCTTAATCTGCGCTTCGTTAAGCGCAAGAATCTTATCTTCTAGTTGAATCTGCTGATGCTCATTAGTTGATAGTTTATTTAGTTTTTGATCAATTTTATATAATAAACTATCTACAGGTATCATACAGAAGCGAGTTTCTTAGATTTCAACTTTTGTTCTAGAGTGATTAGTTCGTCTTGATTATCATCATTAGCTAAGAACTTCACCAACTCTTCTTCATCTTTTGCTAGTTCAAATTCACCTTCAAAGACACGTCCGCTGGACTTAACTCTGTAAACTGAATGTGCAATAGCTTGCTTAACCAAATCTTTGATATGGAGTAAATTTTCCTTCATGTCTGCAAATCTGTTAAACACTTCGATTGTTGACAATCCTTG